AATTGGTACTGGAATATCAAATATTTTTGGATCTAAAGGTTTTGATAATACGATATATGATAAATTACGTAATGATATTTTACAGAAAGTTGATAGCCTTCTAAAAGAGGATCAAAAAGTATTTAATATTAAAATGGATTATGAGACTAGTCCACAAGGTACGATTTTCCTTCATTTATATGGTGATTTATGTGAAAAATCTGGAGTAGAAACGAAATTATCTCCTTCTAGTGAACCATATATTACGAATAATCCTGTGGTTACTCCTGCCGAGGTTACTCCTGCCGAGGTTACTCCTGCCGAGGTTACTTCTACCGAGGTTACTCCTACCGATGTTACTCCTGCCGAGGTTACTCCTACCGATGTTACTCCTGCCGAGGTTACTCCTACCGAGGTTACTCCTGCCGATGTTACTCCTGCCGATGTTACTCCTACCGTGGTTACTCCTGCCGAGGTTACTCCTGCGGTGGTTACTCCTACCGTGGTTACTCCTGCTGAAAAAGATAAAACTACTGAACAAATCAAAAATTAATCTATAATGAATTATTTACTAGTAACATGCGTCATAAAACACAACTAATATTTATGAAGATTCATCCTTTTCTTTCTGACTCGCTTCCAAAACACTATCATTATATGCCTTTGTTTCCTCTTCAGTTGTTGCAGTACGGCTCTCAAAATCGACAGTTTCTTTTACGCCTACCAAATTACCCTGCTCATCCAATGTCTGCGTCAACTTATTACCAGACTTCTGTGCATTCTTAATATTCTCTTCGATCGCTTTTTTCTTTGCATCCTTGACTCTCTTTTCGAAATCCTCCTTTGCCTTTGCCTCATTCTTCATCTTCTCCTTATGCAATTGATTTAGTTCCTCCTCCATGAACTCGACACGACCCGTCTTATAAGCATCCGGATCCCAAGGAATCCAAATACCAACAGGACCTACGAAAATATCATGACTTGGATCGATATCTCTTAATTTCTTACAGCGAACCTCTGCCTCTTCCTGTGAATTATAGACACCGCGTACCTTTAGTCCGCGTACAGATGTCTGGAATTCATTATCCTTTTGGAAACGCTCAGTAAGTGCCTCTTCATTTTTTTCTAAAAAAGTTTTATATTCGTCTTCTACAGATGACGATTCTCTGATTTTAATACCCTCCTCTTGGATAAAATCAGTATAATCGTTCACAAGAGAATCAACTTTTAAGTTATATTTAAACGAGAGAAAATGAATAAAATCGTGGAATTTTTCCATGGACTTCTTAAAATCCCATTGCTTTAGGAATTGTTCAAACAGGAAATATTCGCGTTTCTTAATAATATTTTCAGGAGATACGAAAGATAAACATGCGAATTTCTGGCCTGCAATTGGCTTATCTTCATCACATAAATCAATATAGTTCGGATTTGGTTTTCCAGAATCTAAATTTTTTCTCTCAAATCCTGACATTTCTATTATATAAAGTATTTAGGAGGTATATTTAAGTATTTTTTATATTATTGTATTTGTTTTGTTTATTTTTCTTTTGTTTTTGATTTTTTTTTATTCCGTATAATATATATTCATAATGAGTGCCTCATTCGATTTTGCCGAACTTATCAAACGTGCGATTAAGTATTTAATTGAAGGATTTATCGTCGGTATTGCTGCTTACACAATCCCTAAGAAATCCCTCCAAATTGATGAAGTCCTTATCATTGGTTTAATGGCTGCCGCTACCTTTAGCATCCTTGATGTCTTTATCCCTTCTATGGGACAGAGTGCCCGTTCTGGTGCTGGTGCCGGTCTTGGTATTAACCTCATTGGCGGTCTTAAGATGGTTGGTGCTTAAATTATTTAATTACGTAAATATAAAATAATATATTATCCAAAATAGATAATATTTTATTCGAAACAAATAAGTATTATAGAAATCATAAAAAATTTATAAATTCTTTCGGTAATTTATTTAACGCATATATCACATTATATATCCGAATGATCATGCATAATAACTGCGAAAATCTTATTAATTAATTCGTCACGTTTACATTGCAGAGATATACATTGGTTTTCTGAGAGACCAATCCAAGACCCGATCTGTTCTTTTTTCTCCTCTTCTGAACCAGGCGAATCTAGAATTGGTTTATAATCGAATCTAGGAAACCAACCATTATCGTCTTCTAACCCATTCATATCCACTGTATTTTTCTGTGTAGAACAATATCCTTCGAGACACTTTGTATCTAGGCGAATGGAGAGATGCGCATCTTTCGCCTTTTTATTACAATCGTATTTCACAATCGGAATACGCTGATTATGGATATTTACTGGGTAGGAAATCGCAGTAGATGGGTTTTGGACTTCCAGTAAAGAATAATATAAATTCGGCTCGCCATTATTATCTAAAACATTGATTCTATTGTTTGGCGCATCATATTGGTAAGTCCAGTTCTTTTCATAAACATCAATCATATATTGAACAGGCGTTCCATCGATCGGTACGAAAATGGGTTCTAAAATATAAAATGCGGGCTCATAAATAATAAAATATACGGGTGTTCTTACGAGGACGACGCAGTGACATAATTCAGGAAATCCGGGTTGCATTAGATAGGATAGGGTTGTCGCGGGAATTAAATATCCACGAATACCATGTTTTTGTAACTCTTTTTGGACTTTTTTCGCGAAAAAAACGCAGTTTCCAGAATTTGATTCTGATAGATAATCGTCGTGTTTTTCAACGGGAGAATTCGGACTGAAATAATAGGGTAGGAGAGAATACGTCGAAGATTGGATAATATCAGAGAGGAGTGTTTTGGAAATTCGCTGGATATCTGGATGCTCTTGGATACTAAATTCGGTTTTTATTAGATGGGGCTCTTCTGTTTTTCCTAAACGTAAATATTGTGCATAGGTTTCTGGATCTACCGATTCTTTATGGGGTTTTTTAGATCCTCTATGTTTTTTTGATCCTGCGATCTGTCTTGTTTTATTCTTCGATTTTTTCGTTTTTTTCGTTTTTTTCGTTTTTGATTTATTTCTATATATTATTTTTTTCTGATTTTTAAGTTGTGTCATTCTCTTCTTATAAAAGAATGATACTATTTATTTTAGACGATTATATATTCTATTTGTAAATTTATCCATACGTTGTAGAGGAATGGGTTACAACCTAACTAAATTATGATACTATTTTAGATTTTCTTGTTTTATTTTTCTTACGCCTACCACCTTTATTGCGCTTTGTTTTTGATAAATTCATCACATTAAATGGTTTCACATTACGCCATTGCTTTGGTTTAGGATGACACCAGGATAATACACCTAACTCTTGTAACATTTTTTTTCTTCTATTGTATAATCTGAATGAAAAGAATCTTTTACCCCTATATTGATTGAATTTTTACATCCAGGATTACATATTTTACGTATACAATCACCTTTGATTAACTTTAATGTTTTTTTATCTGGTGGATTTTGACCTTGTTCTGTTACAACCCGAATATGTTCTTTTAGATATTCATTATCACATACATTTTCGCATTTATTCATTATGTATATGTTGATATATATAATAATAAAAAACTATTTTTAATCCTTTCCTTTACATAGTGTTAGACAGAGTTAATATGCTAAATATTGACGATTTACTTTACTGAATATATCTGATTCACTATATGTAGAAGGAGGTTGTGCCGATACCGGAGGTTGAACCGTTTGGGCTAGTATCATAGATGGAGGTTGTGCAGTATTATTCGAAATATCAATATCCTCCGATTTACCTACTTTTTTATCTTCTCTTCCGAATAAAAACATAATGAATAATATAACATATGGAAAAATAACTAATATCCATGAAATGGTTTCATACCCTTTTTGACAAATCCAGTTTAATATAAATGTCCATAAGCCAATAAAAATTATTTTAACAAGAATTACAATGATACTGAACGAATTAAAAGCAGCGAAAACCAAAGCGAGAGCAGAGATCGCTAAATAAATCTGTGAAGGCATACATAAATTTCCTAAACGTGTTTTTATAGATCCAAAAGATGGTATATTTGCCATTATATATATTTCGCTTTATTTTTATTGTTTTTATTCTGTGAATTTATTCTCTCAAATATCAAAAATTTTTCAATAAATATTTGGAATAAATATTTGGAATAACTATTTGGAATATTTTATACCGTAGGGAAGAATTCCCAATCTAAATCCATACATACCTTCTTCCATATCATATCCTGTTCTAATTGTTTCTCTCGATCCTTCATCATTGGAATATATGGTAGATACTGTGTTTGGTCTAAAAGAACACATAATTGATAAAGTGTATAAGTATAATTAAAGAAATTCGTACGATTCGGTGGACAATGTACTGCCCAGGGTTTCTGTATTTCAATAAAAAGAACGCATAGTGTCTCATGGAGTTCCTCGTTCATAATCGGTGGTTTTATCCCAAACATCGAATTAATATACTGGATATGTTCGAAATATCGATTCATTCCGAGTTTTTTTAGTATTTCTCGCATTTTATCATAATTTAATTGTTTATAATCCCGGATTCTCTCTTTTTTAATACGCTGCCGGATTTTTTCGATGACATCATCTGGAATTTGCGTCGTCTCTTTTGCCTGGAACTGTGAGAGAATTTCCTTAAAATGATTCAGGCGAATATAGGCCGTATAAGATACCTCATTGGGGGGCTCTTTATTCGTAGGTTTCGACGAATCTACAATATAGGTAATAAAACGGCCACAACAATGATTATTACAAATAAGAATACCTTCTTCATCCTGGGGAATCATCTCTCCTAGACCGCATGATTCACATACATCGGAGGGCATAAAATAATCCTGGATATTTGTGATCTCATTATTCACATTCTTCCAATAATTTTGATACAGGCTACGCGAGGCCATATATTGTTGTGTTGTTTTAGAAGATCCGGTAGATTTTATTTTAAAAAACTGGTTTAGAACATTCGTATTTTGTTTATTATTTCCACTGGAAATATCCTTTTTCTGTTCAAAATAATCGAAAATATATTTCGAATTTTCCAAGAGATATTGTTTTTTCTGAGATTTAATGGTTTTTATTTCCTGCCGTTTTTTATATATTAAATCTTTGATTTCCATAAATTCGTCTATTTGGCATGGTTTTAATTCTTTCACTTTTAGTTTTAGAGAGAGTATTTCATCTTCTAATTTTGGAAGGTTTTCTGTTTCAGTAATATGATAATATGCCATCATTTCACTATGTTTTTCGTCGAGAGTATTAATCGGTTTTTTTGAGGACATTTATTTAAAATAAAGGAATTATTAATATAATTAGTATATGAATGGCGTTTTATATTTTTATTATGTAAAATATACAATATTAAATATATAATAATATTATATATTGAATATTTTAAATGACATTACCTTTATGGAATTTACCACCTAAAGAAAAAAAATTACTTGCAGGTGAAGATAATATTCATGATTTTGACGATAATGGAGGTAGAGTACCTACTAATTGTTGGAATTCGGTAAGTTCGAATTTATGGACAAATTTAAATACGTTAAATGATACGAAAAGTGCTATAAAATACGATTTTACCGATTGGTTATATAAACAATCAGGTAATACGATTTCAGCATCAAAAGTAGAAGAACAAACAATTATTTATTTCGAAAAACGATATCCATTAGAATTACGTACGAATACCCATAAAGTATTAACCTATCGAGATATTATTGGTAAAGATATATCAGAATTCGCAACGGTAGATATTTTAGAATTAGATGTTGGTGATATTGAAGATTGGGATAGGGATTATACTGAAGCGGAAAAAAAACAGATTGGATTATTTATATTGAATTATTTCTTTCCCCCTCAAAGTGCTGACTTAATCCAAAATTCAAGGGAAAAAACATATATTTCGTTTGATGCAGGTTCTAAAATGCCTGATAATATTTTTGGAAAAATGGACCAAGTAATGAATTTAGTATCACCATTAAATATTGCGGATTCTGCATTAACAGAATCACATTTAAATGGTAAGAATTATTATAAATTTGTACCAACTACAGGTGATGGTAAATATTTATATTCAAGTAACATGTATACATCGGGTATTTTTCAATTAGCATTATCTGTCAATGGTGATTATTATCGTGATACTCGTTATGATTTTTCAATTGATATACTACCAAATGCAACATATGGTGGTGCTGGAAAAGGAAAGGCAAGAGGGAAACCTCCAGCCATTTCAGCAAAGGTAGTAAAAAAAATGAATAAGGGTAAACTGAATAAGGGTAAACCAAACCCATTTACAGTAGGTTCAAAAACAATTACTCCAGTTCTTAAATCGAAAACTGCTGTATCTATTCCAGGGTCATTATCTAGATTAACTTTTAATTCTACAAATAAAAGTGGACCGAGTGTAACATATTTATCAGAATCAATAGAGAATATAGAATCTCGTAGTCCAATTAATGCAAGTGATGGTACTATGGTAAATATAGATGATTTAAATAAATTGATTCCTAGATATGATAAATCACAGATTATTAAGTTATTATTCGATTTAAAACGTAGTGGTGATTGGGAACAAGCGAATGCAACAAATATAATTGATAAATATGAGGATGCAAATCCGTGTCATTTTAGAAGTATTTTTGCAACGATTGATAGATTATGTTCATTATATGCACGTTGTATTTCCCAAAATACAATTTATCATTATTCTACAAAAGTGATATTATATCGATTTCCAACCGGTATCTTATCAGATGAAGATAAGGCTAATAATAAATTAATATTTATCAAAGAGAAAAAGGCTGCAATCGATTCTATTAATGATAAAATTAAAAAATTTGAAGACCATATAACACCATTTATAGACATAGACCTTACAAGAGTTGTATTTAAATATAAATATAATACAGATATACAAGTATTATTAACAATATTATCCAAGGAATTACTCCTTTCTTCGAATAGAAAATTAAAAGCATTAATTTCTGACAAAGATTCTATAACTATAACTATACCTGCGAATATAAAGACAAAATTAGATAATTTATTAACACCAAATGCAAAAAGTTCTCCTACATTTATGGCAGATGTAAATACTGTCTTTGATTCTATTAGTAGTCTTTCAAGTGTATTTTTTGATAGATTATCTGAAATTTATGGAAGCAGTATTACAGTTGAAAATATAACAACTGTTTTAGGTTCTATTAAATTACCTGTTAAAACAGATTCATTTACTGATGGAAAGTATTTTTTATACGATTCTACATTATTAAATGAATTAAAAGATTTACTTTCTGCAATTAGTAATTTTAATATAGAAAGAGATACCCTTTTAAAACAAAAACAAAACGAATATTGCAGATTTGATAAATCTGGATATTTATCTGATATAGAACGTATTATTCATAAATTATCAGAGAGACCATTCGATTTTTATAAAAAAGTAAAAGATGGTACTACATCCATATCTACTTTAACAGAGATTGAGATAATATGCTATTATTTATACTGTATATATATTCAGCGTCCATCGGATGATAGTTGTACAGGAGGTAATTATATTGCTACAAATAATGAATATGTTCCAGCATTAAAAACCTATTTAGACCAAGAAATCGAATTTATAAAAACAATAAAAGGATTTGATAAACCAATAGAAGGATTTGCAGGTGGGTCGGTTTATTCTGGAGGTGCTGGTTTACATTCAGCACCTCTTACAGTTGAAAAAAACAAAAATATAGAGAATAGTATACAAGAACGTTTATTCCATTATTTTAATATATTATCGTCTACATTAACAACTATTATTACCGATATTTTAACTGATTATGATTATGGAGAAACACAATTACCCCTTGTTACATATATTGCACTTTTAATTTCAGTAGAATTAACAGAAGATGATAAAAACCAAATATTACTTGCTATGGTGGATTATATTACAAATGTATCCTCCTATTTAACTGAACTATTTTCATCAATTGATGAATTACATATAGATATAACAAATGAACAATATACGCATGATAAATATTCATATATTCGTACATTATTTACGAATGCTGGATTAACTAATATTTTTAATAACATATATTCACATATTGAATTATGTTTTTTATTTGGAGTTATTCTTAAAACAAGTGGTAATTTTAATATAGAGGGTTCAGATGTGGTTTATACAGATGATAGTGTAATACTACAATTAAAAGATTTATCAAGTACGGATAGTAAGACAATTTTTATGACTACATTTATACCGAATATTTTTTCCATATTTTTCCATTATTTTGCTGAAAGTGTTGCTATTCGTGAATTTAAAGATATTATTGAAATGTTTGCAACAGGATATTATAACGATGATACACGATATACGAATTTAAAATTAATATTACATCATATCATGCTTTCAGAGCATGACCCTTATAATTTATTATTAATTTTTTTCTCTGTTACAAATCGGTTATTTATTGATAATATTGCATATTCTATAAGTAGTGAAACACCAGAAGATTATGGTTATTATGAAGATAATTTAAAT